AACCCTATCCATCTTGGAAAGAAGGGCTATCAGCACTGGGTAAATTTGTAGATGAGATGGGCTTACCTAAGCCTATGATTATACACTCAGGTAATGGACTGCATGTGTACTGGTTACTAGAAAAAGAACTACCTCCTGAAGATTGGAGACCCCTAGCTGAAGCTATGAAGCAAGCAGCTATAGATAAAGAATTTAAAATTGACGCAGGACTTACAGCAAACAGTGCACTAGTACTAAGACCTATAGGCACACACAATCCAAAGAACGGGAATGAAGTTAAACTATTAGTACCATCTAAACCTATTGACAACATGGTGATACAAGACTGTCTATCGTATTACTACCGTCGAGATGTACGGTCAGACAGTAGTTCATTACAGGACAACTCGTTGCTGTCTAATTTAGCTAGTAACCAAGAACATCAACCAGCTATAGGCTCTATTGTTGCTACTAAGTGTAAGCAAATAGAGTGGGCTATGGCTAATCAGGACAAGGTAGACGAGCCATTATGGTACAGCATGATAGGAGTAGCTGCATTTTGTACTGACCCTGAGAAGACAGCTATAGAGTGGTCTAAAGGACACAGCAGATATAATGAAAGAGCAACCATAGACAAACTTGTTCAGTGGAGAGAGTCGGCTTCGGGCCCGGCAACCTGTTCGAAGTTTGAAACAGACAGACCCACTGGATGTAAGGGCTGTAAATACAAAGGTAAGATAGGCTCACCAGCTAGGCTGGGAGTACAATACCAAGAGACTCCTGTAATTAAGGAAGCTCCTGATACACTAGCTAACTCAGTACCCATGCCTAAACCTTTTAAAAGAACTAAAGAGGGTATAAAGCTAACCCTAGATGACACAGATATAGACGTGTGTAAGTTTGATATATACCCTGTAGCTTATGGGTATGATGAATCATTAGGATACGAGACAGTAAGGTATCATTGGAATAGACCTCACATGGGGTGGCAAGAACTTGTGTTAAGGCAAGCTCATCTCACTGATGGAAGCCGTGAGTTTCCTAGTGCTATAGCAGACCAAGGTATTGTATTGTACAATAAGAAACAAACGGAGTACTTCCAGCTTATGTTAAGAACTTACATGGATGAACTAAGACAGATTCGGACAATGACTAACTTGTATTCTACTATGGGTTGGAAGGAACATAACAAATCATTTATCTTAGGTAACACTATACTAAGGCGTAAGGATGATGGGTCAGTTACAGAGGAGAAGATTAACCTAGCTTCAGTTGTATCCAAGAGCAGTACAGATATGTTCAGTACTAAGGGCTCACTGCAACAGTGGGTTAACCTGACTTCTGTATTAGAGAAAGCCAATCTTAAATCACATATGTTTGTACTAGGTGTAGGATTTTCAGCACCTCTATATAACTTTACTGGACTTAAAGGATTGACAGTATCACTGTATGGACCAACGGGCGGTGGTAAAACACTGGCTCAGTACTGGGCACAGTCTATATATGGCAACCCTGACAAGCTACACTTTGCTGCCAAGTACACACAGAACAGTTTGTTCTCACGTCTTGGTACATACGCTAACCTACCGCTTACTATAGATGAAGTAACTATGATGAATGATAAAGAGGTCGGAGACTTCTGTTACTGGGTATCCCAAGGTAGAGATAAAGCTAGACTTAATCGTAACTCAGAAGAACGTGACGCTAAATCATGGGCTACACCTGTCATAGTATCTACCAACAAGTCTCTACAAAGTAAGCTAATTGCTTCTGGTTTAGATACAGACGCACAGATGGCTAGACTATTAGAAGTAACAGTCCCTTCATCAGCTGTGTTTACTAGAGATACTAATGTAGGTAAAAAGATTTACGATGCAATCCATACTAACTATGGTGAAGCTGGTAAGGTATTCATTAAGAAGTTACTTGAGATGGGGGAAGAAGGAATCCAGTCTGCTATAGCAGAAGCCACAGCTAACTTCCATAAGAAATACAAAGCTAAGTTTAGTGGTGAAGAAAGATACTGGGAGCAAGCAATCATACTATCTGATTTATCTATGAGCCTTGCTAAAGATTGGGGTCTAATAGACTTTGAGTATGAGCAGTCTACTGAGTGGGTACTTGCTCAGATAGGAGCTATCCGTAGGTCAGTACAAGAGAATCAAGTAGACGCATTTGATTTAGTTGCAGAGTACATGGCTGACTCAGCTGATACATCTGTTACTGTCATGCATACCATAGGTCAGAAATCACAGCCTGATTTCTCTAGGATACCAAGAGGAGATATAAGAATAAGATTAGATGTATATCGTAAGTCTGCATTAGAACAGTTTGATAAAGGCACAATGATGGTAGACCGAACTCACTTTAGGAAGTGGTTGTCTGTGCGTGGTGCTGACTACAAGACATTCAAACAGGAACTTGTTGATGAGAACGTGGTCGCTACTCCTAGGTCGGAGAAAGCGTCACTAGGTAAAGACACTCCAGTTAAATTAGCACAGCAGTATGTGATTGGATTTAATCTAACTCACCCTAGATTTCAAAGCCTGTTAGAAAATGCTGATGTAGAAGCAGATGACCTATCATACGGACAATTACAGGTGATTGACAAAAAACCATAGGCCTAACAGCCTCGAGAAGGCCAGCAATTAAACGTTGGGGTACTCTAGGCTACGGAAAATTAACTACTCTAAGTCATCACTGTCTAAACCGTAGGCTTCCATCATACGCCTTATTTCTAATTTATCTTGTCTTGCTGAGTATTTTAAAAGTTCTTTACTAACAGGTTGAGTAAATGCTTGGTATGCTCTTCTAACTTTAGTACCAAAGTTTCTAATCTCAAGTCCTGTGCCTTCAGCATTGTCATTAAACTCTTCTACATTTCTTAGTACTCTGTTCATTTCTTCATTGTCATTGTCTATTTGAGCTCTTACCATTTGGTTTACATATCTTGTAGAAAGTTCTTTTCTATAAGCATCTCTTTGTTTTACCATCCTTACAATATCGTAAGTATATGTAGACCTAGCTGGGTAAAAATTTAATGCTCTCATAATTATTTCTGAAGTAGTTACATCATGGGTTATAATTTTTCCGTCAGAGTTAGTAATCTTACCATCCTTATAAAAAATGCCTGCTTCTACGAGACCTTTAATTCCACTTAAAGGTGCTTTTCTAAAAACTTTTTCAAAGCTTGTGTCTTCTAGCAGACCTGCTGCTTCAGGAATTTGCCTTAATGTTCCTGTTATAAGTCCATATATACCCTTTACAGCTGAATAGACAGGCCCAGCAAAGTTTTCTGTTTCACGTTTGAAATTTGCTCCTGCTTTAAAAGACCCCGTTAGTGGTATTAAATCACTAAAGCCTAATCGTGTAGATACTGTACCTCCAAGATAGTAATCTGTAATACCTCTTTGTAAAATTATAGGAGATATGCCTAAACTTTCTGCTATATCATCTATTTCTTTTTCTATAGGTTGTAGTTTAATCTCAAGTTTTTGAACTAATGTATCTATTAAATCTCCAAAGTCTTCAGAGAACGGTATGCCTTTCATTCCAGTAAATAAAATTAATAGTCCTATCATAGCTATTTGTTCTTTAGGAGCTAAGCTTGCCATAAGTTGTATAGTAATAATTACAAATTGTTTATACATAAAGATGTATTGAAAAAACCTACCACGAGCCATTTTTGGTCTGTTGTACATTCCATATTCACCTTGCGATTTATTTACCGCATCGGTAGCAAATAGTATTGAATTTTGTTTAGCATCTTCTACACTTTGTCCTGCGTCTAATAGTTTTTTTTGTTGTAGTCTATAAGCTGCTAAGAATGTAGCTCTTCTATTAAGCTGTTCCGTGTAAGAAAATATAGACATCCAAGTTCTGATTGCTGCTGCTACTCTTGGATTGGCTTGTAGCCCGCCTCTAGCAGAACCTACTAATGCATTAAATTGAGCTGCTTGTAAAACTCCTTGTGCTGTAGCTACTTCTAAAGCATCTGCTTCATTTTGAGTTATGTTATGTTTTTTCTGCAGTGCTTTGCTAGCTTTAACTTTTCGCACATAATCAATATTAGATAATGCAGTTTTTTCAGTTCTTATTGAAGACTTTACTTGTTGTGTTAAATCACTCATGTTAGCTACAGCTGTTGTCATTTCTTTTGCTGCGTTTACTAAACCAAAGCCGCCGCCAAAACCGCTTTTTGAATTGTAGGTTGCTAAGTAAGGTATACTATGTGTTATCATAGATACCATATTTATTGCCCCTGTAGCAAATGACCCACCTAACTGCGTTACAACAGTTGCTAGTTTTAAAACAGTGCCAGGTGTTTTACCTAATATTTCATCTTCAGTATTTACATCTATGTTTGCAGCGTCTGCGTAAAATTGTTGTAATTCAGCTGCGTCTCTTCTATAAACTTCACCTATACCTAATGTTTGTTTTAACTCAGACTTTCTATTAAATCCTTTTCCTTTATATATACGAACAGTATTATTAGCTGCTTTGTCTCTCATATGAAGATATTTATATGCATACCTGTCATATAAACTTTGTGCTTCAAGTAATCTATTTATGTTTCCTTGTTTTTCAGCAAGTTCCATTTTGTCACGCAACTGTTTTAATTTTCTATCATCGCCTCTCCACATTTTAGTGTCTAACATAATAGAATCAACTTTATACATATAGAAAGCTTTACCTGCTCTATGTGTTTCAGTTTCTAAATGTTGAGATATTTTTTGAATAACATTAGTATCCCAACCTTCTACGTTAGCTCTCTCTAAATAACTTCTAGCTTTCTTGCCTTGGTCTGCAAGAGCTAACACAAGTTTCTTTCTACCCGCTGGTGCTATAGGAATACCTAATCTTTTTAAAACATTATCTACTTCGTTTAAACTAATTTGATTTGCAGTAAGAGGAGCTACGTTTGGAGCAATAGATGACTCAGCTCTAAGAGTTACTTCTTGCATTACTCCTGTTCCATCATCAAGCTTAAACGATTGTAAGTTACCAAATTGTTCTTCTAATCTATCTCTTATTTCATCTGCACTTTTAAAGCTATCGACTTGGTAATACGGTAGTGAGGTCTTAAAGTGTGCAGGTATTTCAACTCGATTACCAGTTCTATCATAAGCATTGATTTGTACTTGATATGCTCCTTCTCTATTAAAAGGTACATAGCCACCCATTATTGTACGTTTAGCGTTTGCTTCTGCATTTTGATTTCTTATATCTAAATCAAACATATCTTGTATGCCGTCAGTTATTTTATATGCAGACTTAGTAAGACTGTTTGTGTTACCTGCGTCAGGATTGTTGTACAATTTATTTAGTCTTTCTAATCCTTGAACTATACTATCTAAATTTTCTATGTTTTTAAATTGTTGTGTTTCATTTGTTACATCTTTACCTGCTTTCCAATCAGCTACTTTTAAATCTTTATGTAGAGCACGGTTAATTTGTGCTATAAATTCTATAGCTTTATCAGAATTTGGGTACTCTATACCACTATCAGTTTCTACTGCGTCTTCTAAGTATATTTTTTTATACTCTTCCATAATATCTTTAATGGTTTGTAAGTCTAAATCTGTAGGTAACTGATTATCTACGCCAGCAAAAGTTTTAAAATTTTCTATAGTATCTTTTCGTTGTTGTACTGTTGCTTGTAAGTTTGCTTCTAGCACATCTACAGCCGCTTGGTTAACAGCATTACGTTGTTCCATATATACTTTATATACGTTATCAGTAATAGAAAAACTTGGTCTGTATAAACCACCTGGAACTCCTAAGTCTCCTTCTAACTCTACAGGTAATCCTTCCATAAATTGTTGTCGTGACACTATACCAATTTGTGCAAGTTCTGCTAATGCATTAGGATTAATTATAAGTTCGCCCTCTCCATTATACGCAGTTAAATCTTTTGCATTTCTAATCTTAGCAGCGTCTAGTTGTCTAAGTTTGTATATAGCAGCATAGGCTAATAACTCACCTGCTTGTTGTCGTTCTTGTTCAGTTGAACGAGTAGCCAAAATACCAGAGCCGTGGGTAAATTTTGTTAACTCAGCATACTCTTGTTGTAATCTTCTTACTCTACCAGTTTGGTCTTGGAATATTCTAAATATATATGATAGTCCTTCACTACGAGTAGCTTTGTTATCTAATGATTGAAGCGTTTCTTTAAGTATCTGTGTAAACGTTTGTGGATTTCTTTCTGATTTTTTTAACCCTTTAATTTTTTTAGTAGCTTTATCTACATAGTCTTGAACTTTTTTTACAGCGTTTGAATCCGCATTAGTAATTCTATTGTATGTTTGAGATAAACTAGCATGAAGTTTAGTCATTAAGTTAGTTGAATTTTGAGCTGCGTAATAACGTCCTCTAGCACCATAATCATTTAACTCTAATAAATTTGCTTGTATCTGAGGAACTGACACTACACCAAAGTTTCCTCTAGATATATTTCTACGTGATTGTTTTATTAGATACTCTTCCATCCCTTCCATAGAACCAGGGTTAAATATTCTTCCCAGAAAACTTCCTACTCCATTCCAAATTTTTCCTATAGTTGTAGTTTCTACTGCATGAACTGCATGGTCAGCTAGTACTTCTTCTATAGCTTCATGAAACTCCATACCACTTACTATGTTCATATCTGCTGATAGTTTTATGTTTGGGTCTTCTCTATAAGCTGCTCTTAAGATGGCGTTCAATCTAGCTTTAGGCATAAATGCTGAGAAGCCAAAGTGACCTAAAGTTTCATGGCCAATTACAAACCTAACTGAATCTTCAGTCATAGCATAGTCACTAAATATAATAATCTGGTCTCCTATTGAATACCCTATAGCAGGAGTTGTATCAAAATCTCCATCAGGTCTTCCTTCATTAGCTAGTTTATATAGCTTAGGATTATTGTCTTTTAAATCCTGAACATTTTTAACTATGGTAACTGTAGGTTTTATCTTAAGTTTCTTTAGAAGTTGGTTTACAATTAATTTAATCTTACCCTGCGGTATAGGAGCTCCTATTTCTTTATCAGTGTCAAATCTTTTTAGTCTTCCTTTTGGATTATCATCTAATAAATGGTTAGGGCTTGGCATAGTTTTAGACTTAATTTTACCTACTTTTAGTTTTGCAACTTTGTTAGCTCTAATTCTATCTTGTTGGATTTTTTTATCTGCATCAGTTTGTTCTACTGTAATAGGTCTTATAAAACCATCTGCATCTTTAAGGTATTTTAAATCTCCTGTACCGTTATCTTTAAAGTAATCTTTAATTTGTTCGTTTGTTCCGTTACCTCTGTCTCTGTCTAGTTCATAATTTATATCAACTTTGTCGCGTAAATCTATAAGTTCTTTAATTTTTCCACTGCTTAAAGATTTACCTTTAGAATATCCTTTTTTAATCTTGTCTAAAATGTTTTCAAACTTTTCTTCCATAGATATATCTTTGTTAGTACCTGGTAGCGTAGTACGCAGTCTATCTCCATCTGTTTCACCAGGTAAGCTTGGGTCAATAGCTCCGTATTGAGACAATCTTTCAGGTAAATTAATTATGTTTACCCCCTTACTTATTAAAGCTTCAAACAAACCTTGTTCTTCAGCAAAAGACACCCATCTTTTTTCTCTTTGCGGAGTTCCTTCTGGTTGGTTTATGTTAGCAGACTCAAGAGTTTTACCTTCTACTCCATACGCTATTATACTTTCTATAAATTTATCGTTTATTAAATCTTGTTGAGCGTCACTAAATTTACCAGTAGATATAGACAAGTATGTGGCTGCTGCTTTGTTAACATCTTTTGCCCCATCGAAATGAGCAAGCATTATAATGTCTTCTATTGCTTCTGTAGTTCGCTCGTTAGTATTCATAGCTCCTACATCTTCTTCTAATATTTGTTTAGAGATATCAAACAAAGCAGTTGGACCAAATGCACTATCCTTTCTATCCATTTCTAGCATAGTATCTTTAGCGTTTAGATATATTTGTTCTGCTATTTGATAAGGGTTTCTTTTTTTCTTACTACCTAAAAGACCTCCGTTAAATAGCTGTGTAAATTCTTCTTGTTGTTGTTCAGGCAACATAGTAAATTCAACTTGTGGATATAAAAATAATTTATTCCAAGCTTGTGTAACATTTTCAAACCCAGTGTTTACACTATCTTCCCCCGTTTGATTGGCTGATTGATTAGCTTGTTGACTGTCAATTTGCTCTCGAATTTCCCCAGCGGTGTCTTGGCTTTCGTCGCCTTGTAATACTTTTTCTGTCTCTTGCGTTTCTCCGACAGGCTCTTCAACCCTATTCTCTGTGGTAGTTGTGCTCCCTTGGGGGTCTCCTTGAGTAACAGATTCGCTATCTCCGGCTTGTTTTCTTTCAACCATTTCAGCTGGGCCTTGCTTTTTATCATTTTGTGCTACTCCTTTTTTTGGCATTGTTCTTATAGCAAAATCACTCATAGCTTCTACAGCATCATTGCCAAACGATACTATTAAACCACGTGCATCCTGTACAAATCTTTCGTGTTGTTCTTTTGTACCATTAAGTTGTACAAAGTTAACTCCACCAGAAGGTATAGGTGTATATGATTCTGTAAGTTCTGCGTTATCTATTTCAGCTTGAGTATCTACACTGTTAAAACTTTCACTTAATTGATAAAGAACTTTCCCACCTACAATTTTACGGAACGCTGTTTCCTCACCTGCTTCTTGTTCTTTCTTTTTAGCGTCTTCTAAAATTTTTGCGTTTCGTTTATTATCTTCATCTATTTGTTTTTGTTCGTTAACATTTTTATTTTCTTTTGTTTCAGCTACTGGTGTAGAATTTTTTATAGCCTTTTCTATAGCAAT